CTTGGTGGGCATGTTATAAGATGCACAGAAGAACATCCTATTGCTACAGACCAGGGATGGATTCCAGCCCAATGTATAGTTAAAGGTACAAAAGTTGTTGTTCTTGACCAATGGGAAAAATTTGGAGATGGCGTAATTCCTTATAAGGATAAGACTTTTACAATGAGTAATGATTTGGCAGAGCTTATTGGATGGCTTACTGCCAACATAAAAGGTACAGAGGAAGTCAGGATTGAAAAAGGACATAGGCGTGTTCTTGAGCTTGTTACTAAATTTTTTCCAGATACTAAGGTTGTAATAAGAAAAGCTAGTATCACCATAACTATTCATGGAACCATAAAGAACTTTCTTAAATATATTGTCAGTTATGATAGCTATGGAATACCTGAATCCATCAATTTCTTTACAAAAGAACAATTAATAAGATTCTTTTATCCTCTTTTCTTTACAAATGGAAAGACCTATAAAAAACCAAACACAATGAAAATTGTATTGAAGGGAAGGAATCCTCAAGTTCTTTCTTTCTATAAAGAACATCTAAATAAGCTCGGATTACATGGTAATTTAGAGATATGGATTGGTGATGTTCTTATCTTTCAATGTGCTACTAATTTTGTTCGCTTCAAAGAGATTTTTGATATGCTGCTTCCAGAAGAATTCTTTCCTCCCTTCTTCAGATATAGAGTCAGACAGATTAAGACTTTTGATGGAGAAGATGGAGAAAAGTTATCCTATGCTAGAGTACATTCTGTAAAGAAAGTAGCTGTTGAAACTTCTGTTTGGGATATTACTATACCTGATAAGGGTTGGTTTTTAGCGTCGGGGATTAAGGCGCATAATTCTGGAAAAACACAGATTGTTGCTATGATTACGGCTGCTCTTATGGTAATTCTTCCATCATTAGCAGAGAAATTTCCTGATAATTTTGGTCTGTTTCAGAAAGGATTATGGGTTGGTTGCTTCGGTCCTATTGGTGAACAAGCCATTACTATGTTTGATAGGATTTATGATGTTCTAACTACAGATAACTCTAAAAGGCTCTTTATAGAAGAATTGAAAATGCCAATTCCGGCGCGTGGTGGTGCTAGAGGAAACCTAATCAGATTAGGAAACAAATCATTTGTTAGATATATGTCTGGTAGTAAACGTTCAAAGGTTGAATCTAAAACATACCATTTGATTCTTTTGGATGAATGTCAAGATATGGAGTCATTCAAAATTAAAAAATCTATTCTTCCTATGGGTGCGGCTGTTAATGCTACTGTTGTAACTACAGGTACTCCAGATGTTTACATTGGTTACTTTTATGATACAATAGAGTTGAACAAGTCGTACGATTTAAAGAATCCATCATCTAAACAAATGCATTTTGAAGTTGATTATACTATTGCACAAAAGTATAATCCCTATTACAAAAAATATATTCAACGTGAAATAAAGAGACTAGGCTTTGATTCAGACGAATTTAGAATGGCCTATCGTCTTATTTGGCCTATTACAAAGGGCATGGTATTTACTAAGACGCAGCTTGATGAAAAATGCTATGATAAAGCTATGAAGTGTGTTAAAATATGGAAAGAAACTCCGTGTGTTGCTGGGCTAGACCTAGGCAAAACACAAGACTCAACTGTAGTTACGGTTATAAAACCAATTTGGGAAGAGGCTGATGATGAAGGTAATATGCCTAAGTATCTTCTTAACTGGCTTGAAATTGAAGGGGATAATTGGGAAGACCAATATCCTCAAGTAGTTGATTTCCTAAGTGATTATTGGATTGACACTCTTGTTTGTGATACAACTGGTGTGGGCGACCCTATTAGAGAACGATATGCTGTATTATTGCCAAACGTTAATGTTGTTCCGTTTGTTTTCAGTCCAAGCTCCAAGGATATAGGATACAAATACTTCATTCAAGAAGTTAACAACAGACGTTTTATAGTGCCTGCCCATGTATCAGTAAGAAAAACAACAAAGTTTAAGAAGTTTGAACAGCAGATGACTACTCTGAAAAAACACTATACTGGAAAGTTCCTTAATCCTAGTCCTGTAGATAAGGAAAAAGGGCATGATGATTATCCTGACTCATCAATGCTGAGTGTATTTGGAACATACTTTGAAGTTATGCCAGATATTGAGGAAAGTTATAATGATTTTTTTGGTCCAACCAGAGATAATATAGAACAGGTTTTTGGTCGAAACTATAGTAGACCGAGAAAGTAGACGATAAAGAGATTAAGGAAAGGGGGTGAATAAGTGACATACGCTTTACCTGGAAACTTTGAATCACAAGTTTATTCAAGTACATTCTTCGCACAAGTATTTAACTTTGGTCCAGACCATTCTGAGCGAGTAACAAAGTATCAGAATTGTTGGGATTTTTATGATGGTAAGCATTGGACACAAACTTCTCCTGAAGGATTTGACCAAGTTACTATTAACTACTGCAAAATCTTTGTTAAGAAAATGCGAAGATTCACATTTAGAAATACTTGGACTTTAGCTTTTACTGAAGAACAGAGAGCCGATGGCATTGATACTTGGGTGAACAATGTATGGAAAGCTAATAGTATAAAGAAAATTACCAATTCCGTAGCAGATTTTGGTGGTATCTTTGGAGACTGGTTTATATACCCTCAATGGCTTCCTTCACAAGATGATGATGCTGAAGCTGGTACTGGAAAACCATCAGATGTTAAATTAGTTGCATTAGACCCAAGATATGTATTTCCTCAGTATAACTCTAAAACTGGAGAAATGGAGTTTTGTATCATTCTTATTCCATATCAAGATTTTACGTTGGTCGGAAACCAATTCGAACTAGAGAATAGAATCTATAGAGAGGTTCACACAAAGGAGAAAATATTCATTCAAGAATTGAATGAGAAGAACGAGGTTGTAGAAGACAGAGTAATTGATAACCCCCTTGGTAAACTGCTTATTGTTCATGGAATACATCAACCTAAACCTGGGAGCTATTTTGGCTCTGGTATGGTTGAAGACGTTATAGATAGCAACAAATTATTCAATGAGAAAACATCAGATATCTCTGATATTCTAGATTATCACGCCGCTCCTATTACACTCATTTTTGGTGCTAAAGCAAGACAACTTGAAAAAGGCGCTAATAAGATTTGGTCAGGATTGCCAGCTAACGCTAGAGTTGAGAATTTAAAGAGCGAAGGTAATATTGCTGAAGCTCAATCGTTCTTAAAAGACGTAAAAAGTTGGATGCATGAGCTATCAGGAATACCGGAAAAATCTCTTGGTGGTGAAAGAAAGATTAGCAATACTTCAGCTACTTCTTTAGCTATTGATTTTGAGCCACTGATTGAGCTTGCTGACGATGTTAGATTTTATTTCGATGAGGGAATTGAAAAAGTTAATGAGTTAATTATCGACATTGGCCTATATACTGGAGCAATATCTTCTAGCCTAGAAGCTTCAGATTTATATGACTGCCAAATAGACCACGGAGCGTTGCTACCTAGAGATAGAAGCATTGATTTGTCTGACATTACTACTGAAATTAATGGAAAACTTGAGTCTAGAAAAGGTGCTATGGAACGCCTTGGAGTAAGAAATATTTCGGCTAAGTTTAAAGAGATTCAAGATGAGGAAGAAGAAGATAAGAGACTTGAGACTGAGCTTGCTCAAAAATATATGCCGCCTGAAATGGTTAATCAGATGGGGAATACAGACAACTTAGCTACACCAAATCAGTATGCAAAAGACGAAGGAACTACGCCTAAAACTAGAAAGGCTAGAAAGGCAATAAACAGTAATCCTGATGTACATGGGCAACAAGTAACAAATGAGTCTGTGGTTAAAAAATCATAAGAAACCATAAGGAAGAAGGCTAGGTCTAAAGAAAAGATTTAGCCTTCATTTCCTAGCACAAAGTAAAGTTAGTTTGATAATTGCCGATAATATAAATGAAGAGTTTTTCATTATATTGGAGGCATTAATGAAGGTTTGTAAAGGATGTAAGATTGAAAAGGCAATAGAAGATTTTCCTAAGCATCCACACAGCAAAGATGGACATACTAATCTTTGCAAAAAATGTACAAACGAAGCAGCTAAACAACGAATAAGTACTCATTTAAGACAAAAAGAGTGGAGAGGTAGAAACAAAGAGAAGCTAGTCGATTATGACCTAAGAAGAAGATTTGGCATTTCCTTAGAAGAATATGAGACTCTGTTAACACAACAAAATGGAGTGTGCGCGATTTGTGGCAAACCAGAGACTTATACTTATCGTGGTAAGATTAAAAATCTATCTGTAGACCACGAACATAGAACAGGGCAAATAAGAGGACTGCTATGCTATAAATGTAACTTAGGAATTGGTCAATTTGAAGATTCAGTCGAGCTTTTAGATAGAGCTAAAGCATATCTTACTAAATAAAACCTTTAAGTAAGCCGATATGTTAAATAACGATATTTAAAGTAAGGGGGTGAAATGGCTAGAGGAAGTTTCAAACCTGAAAAGGCTGCTAAGAATACTTCACAGCAAGGCGTATTTAATAGAGCAGTAAGTGAATTACGTCCAAACACGTTTGACGATTCTGCTAATGATGACGCTTGGGCGAAGAAAGTTGTACAAAGGGATTGGGAGCATCCGTATGATGCTGATTCTAATCCAGATGGACCGCACGATTAATTAGGAAGGAGTGACAAAAATGGGCGATGAACTAGACGAGAAACTTGAGTCGCAGAACGATGATGAGAAAGATGAAAAGGCACTAGAAG